ATGAACACCCACGATCCCCTTCACATGCTTGCTGGCACAGGCTGCGACTGGTCCACCGTCGACGCCTCCGACCACGACCTCAACGATCGCAGCGACCTTTCCCCTGCCGATCTGGCCGAACTGGGTCTGACGCTTCCGCGCAGCCCCTTCCCCGCCGCATGGTGGCAAACGACCGATGGGCAGGCAGAGCATCTGGACCAGCCCACCTTTACGTCATCGTTCAACAAAGTTCTTTGGTTCGCACTGCGCGGCCTTGAGGATCAGGCAAGCCTGACGAACGATCGGGCCGAACTGGCTCGCATCGAGGGCGAGCGGGATTATTGGCTAGGAAGAACGGAGACTGACCATATTACCGAGACGTTCCGCCTAGCCGATGATCAGGCAGCAAAAGTGGCCAATATTTGACCAGCGCTCCAACGCCTCAATTCCGCCACGCGATCGTAAGCTTGCTGAAGTTCGTGCGCTTTCGCGAGTTCGTCGATATGCACAAGGGCTTCAAGGTTTGAGACCAGCGCAGCGGTGCCCTGCATGTTTATGGTCGCAGCGTGGTTCGCCGTCGTTCCGTAATCGATATCGACGCCGATGATGCAATTTGCCCCCAAAGCCATTGCCTTTTCAACAAGGATGGAGCGGGCTGCGGCCTCTCCCTTGTTGACCTTGTGGCTCATGCCCGACTTGACGTTCACCGCCCCAGTGAAATCAGAGAATCCCTGACTGAATTCGCTGAAAAATCCCGTTCCGACGGTCACATTTGCGGTGATCATCCCCTTGAAACGGACGTCAATCGATGCCGGAAGCCATGACATCGTGAACATGGGATAATCGACGATCCGCGCTTGGATCATCTCAAGCTGCTCAGAAATTTTGCGGTCGATAATGATGTAAGCGTCTTGGATCAGGCCGGGACCGCACTTTTCGCAGAGATCGGGATAATTGGCTTCGTGAATAAAATTTACATAGGCGACCGTTTCAGGTGACTTGCGGGGATTTGGAAGCTTGAAAGTGGAACCCGGCGTAATCGTCGCGTTACAATTCAGGCAAACGTCATTCATCACTACCCCCATACCTTCTAATGTGCAAACATGCTTAAGCGATTATTGTCACATCGAAAATGTTTATTTCGGAATATCGCGACCATGCCGCGCATAATGATAGAATCGGAGGCCGAACCACGTGATCGCCATCACGGCGCTGATTGCGGTCAAAATTGGCGTGATCGCACCAGCCCAAGACGCGAACGACATCAATATCGGTCCAGCGCCCGCAACGTGATCGACAACCGTCTTCCCGTGGCTAAACATCACAGCAGGTCGCCTGCGCTTTGCTCAATACCCATGGGTGCAAGGATGACATTTCTGATTTCCGTTGCACGGTCCGGCGCGACCAGCCCGAAGAGCGAAGCAATACCCAACATGACGGAAAGGTTCCGGCGATTGACGAGCGGCCAGACGCGCACGGCAATCTCGGTGAGAGCATGAAGGGCAGCCTTGGCCCAATTGATTTGCTTGGTAGTCATGCTGGTATTTATGCCGATCCGCCCGAAAGGTAAGGCAAGACGAACTGAGTTAGGTTGACCGGCGGACCCATCCGGCTACGCTGATGGTGATCCCGGCGCGCACTCCTTATTCCCCCCCGAATTTTGGTGACGCCGGGATCACCTATCCAATGAGAAAAGGGTGGGTCGCAATGCCTTCTAGGAAATCGGAATATGCACGTATGCTCCGCCTCGCAGTGGACGAAGAAACGGCTGCCGATGAAGCCCAGAAACGCGGTGATGACATGATGCTGATTGATGCACACAGGAGTCGCGCAGCTTATTTTAAGCGACAGGCCGACTTGCTTCGAACCGATGCAACGGATTAGTTATCAAGTCGACGGGTCGATCAAGGCAGTCATGATTCCATACATCGAAGTAATGGCATCGATCGCCTGATCCCGGGATTCTTCCCAGTCCCTCCCGTCACGCGCAATGCCCTTTGCCACTTCCTCAATGATCCGCTCATCACGACTATCGAGCGCGGTGCGCAGTATATATTCGGCCACCCTTGCCATCTTGAAGCTGCCGTCCACCTGCACACGCGTGCCATGCTGGTCGACCGAGCCATCGCCCAATTGGTGGCGCAGTTCGCGAACCGCTGCATCAACTACCTGCTGGCGAAAATCATCCATGGCTGATCCTCCGATGTTCGCCCGCCATTCAAACGGACCTGCATCGGAGGCGCAAGTCAGTCAGCGTCCCAAGCAGCGATGATACCGAACAGCCGCGCCCTTTCTTGCTCAAGCTGGATGTTGCTGCCGGTCATGATCGAAACATGCTGGGCGATGATCTGCGCGGTCACATAGTCCAGCGCATCAGCGGTGTGAGCGTTGGCCGCATCGGCGGTTTCCGCTACCTTGGCCTGCATCGCTTCGATTGCGAGTAGGCTGGTTTCGACGATTTCGCGCTGCGTGAGGTCTGGGTTCGAATAATTTGTCATGCATATATTTAGGCGGGCCGCTTCCGCGCCCGCCCAATCAGATGAAGGTCCATTTAAGCCGCAGATTGCTAAAGCTGAAATTGGTATAATTTCCACTGACCGTGCGGGTGTAATAGTCGCCTTCGCTGACGATGCCCGTGTCCGTATTTCCCCTGAACGCTACCACTTCGACGGTCACAGTCCCAGTATACGTATCAGGGCTTGGGGCATCGAAGTTCGTCGTCATCCCGGTGCCGAAAGCCAATGTTGAGTAAGTCGAAGGCAGCGAACCACCCCATGTAGCACTGGCGATCAAATTGCCATTCTTCCGGATGAGCACCTGCACGCCGCCGTCGTTGAGGTAATTGATGTAATAGGGCTTATTGGCATAGGTAGTCTGCGATCGGCCTGCCGAGTAGGTGAAGCCCACTGTCCCTTCGAGCAGGTAACTGCCGTTCGCCATCGTTTCGCCCAATGTCGCCGAATACAGCACCCCGGTATTTGTGGTTAAAATGTTGACCGGCCCAAGACGCTTGACGAAGCGCCCCAATGCCAACGCTTCAGGGTTCACAGTGCCTGTGATCAGCGCATTTCCCGTGACGCGAAGATCGCCAACGATGTCGACGCCGCCGCCGCCATTCGCATCCGCAACCAAGCGCATTTGCGCGCGACCATCACCCGCGACCGCCTGCACCTGCCAATAGGCGGTCGTCCGCCCTTGGAGATCAGATACTGCACCCATCGTTTGACTGACGTTGGACTCAGCAGCCTGAAGGCGCGTTTCGTGGGAGGCGATAGCCGCGTTGGCGGTCGCGACCGTGTTCTGCGTGGTGGAAATGCTGGCCGACATGTTGGACAAGACCGCCCCTGCCCGCCCCGGCGCATAACGTGCGGGTGTAGGCGCATCAGCGTAGGTTTCGCGAACTTGCGGACGACAGAACCAAGCCCAGCTATCGGTCTGTCCAGACAGGGTCGGGAATTTCCGCAGGATCAGGTTGGCGCGAACAGCATTTGCCGGAGCCTGCGCTTTGTAGCCGTAGTTGGTCCAATCCTGAATCTTGTTGCCGCCCGTGCCCGGCGTAAATTGGCCTGTCGACGGCGCGGCACCAGCGGAACCGTTGGCGTCCACCCATTGGAAATAAACCTGCACAGTGCAGCGGTGTGCCGCTGCCAAACCACTAACGTCATACCATTGGTTCGGCTTGACGTTGATTACCTGCGTCCACTCTGCGTAACCGCTGCTGCCATTGTTGGGCTGGACGATCGAGAGCGTATGTTCACCGGTCAGCACCCATTCTGCGCTGGGCTGCGAGCGCCCATGTGTGGCGACCATTCCGACCGAATTATTGGCCCAACCGCTAGTGTCCGGCACGATTTCGGTATTGACCAGCAGGTTTCCACCGGCCGTGGAATAGGTAGACGCCAATGATGCGCTAGAGGATGCCGCCGCCGCCTGATTGCTGGCCGTCGCCGCTGATCCGGCCGCCGCCGACGCGCTAGATGCCGCATTGCCAGCTTGTATTGATGCGGTGTTCGCCGAGCCGGATGCGGCCGAAGCGCGCTGCGCGGCCAGTGTGGCTTCATAGAGCGCGTTGCTGTAGCTGGTTGACGCCGCTGCCGCCGACGCTGCCGCCGCGACCTCAGATGTGACATCGCGGAAGTCGATCGACTGAACGTAATAGACGCCCTGCGATTCCAGTCGTAGCAGCGGTCGAACCCAAGTGCAGCCTTGATCGATCAGGGTGTTCGCATCAATATCAAGAACGTGGGTGGCGAAATTGGACCAGCCCCACCCGACATTACCGGGTGCGATAGAGACATAGAAGTTAATGTTGTTCCACTGGTTGTTGTCCGGCTTCAAACCAATCGCGAAGAGGCTGGCATTGACTGCCACATCGCCATTCTGCTGGCCGACGAGACACCATTTCACGCTCATTCTGTATTTGTGATCGCGCACCAACGCGACACGGCCTTTCGACGCGATATGCGGGACAAATGTTGGATTGTTGGTGATTTCCATCACCCGGCCGTGGGTCGAATGGTCGAAGGCTCGAACGCGGCTGTCACCACTCCAGTCGGAGGTTCCGTTCGAATAGTCCCAAGTCCAGTTTTTGAGATCGCCAAAAGTGTTCGGCATCAACGCCTGCGCCACGCTGGACGCGGTTACCGAGGCGCTCTGAGCCGCATTGGCTGATTGACTGGCTTCGCTCGCCTTCGTGCTGGCGGTGGAAGCTGAACCGGCCGCAGCACTGGCGCTGCTGCCGCTATTGGCTGCCGATTGTGCTGCCAGACCTGCTTGTTGGCTGGCAGTGTTGGCACTGCCAGCGGCATTTGACGCGCTGGTTGAGGCTTGCGAGGCCGAAGTGGATGCTTCGCCTGCCTTCGTAGCCGCCGTTGTTGCACTGGACTGGGCCGATGAAGCTGACGATCCCGCCGAAGACTGGCTCGCGGATGCCTGCGATGCGCTATTGGCCGCTGCGCTTGCTGAGCCAGCCGCGTTAGTGCTTTCGGTGATATCCTCGATGCGGATGTATGCATAATCGACAGTGACCGTGGAAGACGCAGCCAAGAGGCGTAGCAAGCAACGAATGCTGGACGCGCCAGCCGCGATCATCGCGTTGGTCGTGGAGGCCGGAACCGTGCCGGATAGTTCAACCCACTGGTTCAGTGCGGTGAAGGTATAAGTCGACTGGACTGTGCCATTTGCAGTCGTGCCGCCGGTGGTCGTGACACCGATCCGATACAACTGAAGCTGGGCAAAAGCAGAACCCGACTGCTGACGGACTTTGGCGGTGATCCGATAAGCGCGATCCGCTTGCAACGGCAACATACCGATGTTTCCGACATCGATCTGTCCACTTGCGGTGACGCGCATCGATCGACCGACGTCGGTGTTGTTAACGAACGAGAAGGTCGAATTCGCAGCGATCGAGGCTAGCGCAGAAGGCAAACCTCCAAAGCCCTGCTGCCAGTATCTGCCGTCCTGCTGGAAATCCGACGGCATCTGAGCAGCCGCGCTGAGCGTCGCCGCGACATTGCTCGAATTGGCGGCCGTAGCGCTATTCCCAGCATTGGTTGATGAGGATGCGGCATTAGACGCGCTAATCGCCGCAGACGATGCGCTACCAGCCGCTTCACTCGCCTTGGTCGACGCGGTGTTGGCCGACTGTGTGGCGCTATTGGCGCTGTTACCTGCTGCGCTTGCCGAGGTGCCCGCAGCACTTGCCGAAGTCGCCGCAGCCGATGCGCTTGCCGCAGCGGCATCAGCGTCCGTGACATCCGATATGGCAATGCTGGTTGCGCGAACGTCGTGGCCGGTCGCGTTATCTGGGCCGTCACTCACGATGAATGCACGAAGACCAACGATATCAGCCGGGACTGTGACGATTCCATCGACGGTAGTCCAACTGGACGATCCCGCGCTTGATCCGGTGACGAAATACCAGAAGTTGGTTCCTGCCGCGTTGACGGCGTTTATGCCGATCCTGCCTAGATACGAGCCATAGGCAAGGACATACCCGGTAATCCGCAGCTTCCGCGCCGTGGTGAAGGGCCATGCGATCAGGTCACCTTCTGCTGAGTTACGGTTCGTCGTGCGCAGGACGCGCGACGCGCCATCTGGCGGCGTAATCGTCGTCGTGATGGTGGTTACATTACCGGACCAAGTTCCGGTCGAACCATCGCTGAAAATTCCTTTCCGGACCAAATTGCCGGTTGCATGGCTGGCCGCAACGATAGCCTGTGCCGCCGCCGCGCTAGCGCTATTGCCAGCAGAGGAAGCGCTGGTCTGAGCGTTATTGGCGCTTCCCGCAGCAGCGGTGGCACTTCCACCGGCCGCGTTCGCGCTGTTTGCCGCATTGTTCGCTGATGTCGCGGCAGCATTTTTGGATGCGTTGGCGTTGCTCTCGCTCGTGGCCGCCTGACTGGCGCTAGCGCTGGCCTCGCCTGCCTTGGTAGCTGCGCTGTTGGCCTGCGTAGTCGCCGTCGATGCGGACTGATTTGCCTCAGTGGCCTTGGTCGATGCCGTCGAAGCGGACGTCGCTGCCGCCGAAGCGGAATTACCCGCGCTCGTTGCCGATCCTGCCGCCGCCGTCTGGGACGTTTTGGCAGCATTTTCCGATCCCTTGGCATTGCTCTCACTGGTCGCGGCATTGGTCGCAGAAGTGTTTGCCTCCCCAGCCTTTGTCGAAGCATTGGTCGCGCTGGTCTGCGCCGCCGTGGCCGACGTGCCCGCTGCGCCTGCCGACGTTGCCGCCGCCGATGCGCTGGTGGCTGCCGCCGTGGCCGATTTTGACGGAGCCAGACCATCAGGCCCCACGACCCGGATCGAATGGATTAGGAACGAGCCGCCAGACGCGGAATCAAGATCGAAGCGAAGCGCCGAAATGGTGCTGCCGAGCCAGTCAGCCGAACCGATTGCGGAAGTCAGATCGAACGTCAGTTGCGTGCGCTGATTGAGCGGCGGGTTGACGACCGCCATCGGCGAACACCTATAGCCTGCCGCGTAACTATGGCCTGCGGTGGCCCAGAACATCATTAGATCAGCGGCATTGCTTGTGGAGGCCACTGTGCGCGTCAAATCCACTATGACGCGCGTGTAGCGTGATCCCGCGATAGAAAGGCCGGTGCGGATCAACTGGGGGTCGCCACCAGTCTGCGCATATAGCAGCCCATTTGACTGACCGGTCAGCGAGCCACCAATAGCTGTGAAGCCATTGACCGCGTTGTTCGCAAAGTCCCATGCGTGGGCGACATCGAGATAGGCTGCATTTTCAGCGCCAGCCTGTGCGGTGACGGCCGAACCGGATGCGGCTGACGCCGAGTTGCCCGCTTCGGTCGCCTTCGTCGCTGCCGTCGTCGCGCTCCCTGCGGCAGCCGTAGCCGAATTACTCGCGTTGGAAGCAAAGGTCTGCGCATTGTTTCGAGCGCTTTCCGCCGCGCCTTGCGCCGCCACCGCCGCATTTTTGGCACTGGTTGAATTTGCAAATGCAGCCTCTGCGTCGGCCTTTGCTGTCTGCGCGGCGGTCTTTGCTGCATTGCTATCGCTCAATGCGGTTCCCGCATTTGCCGCTGCCGTCTGGGCTTGATTGCGTGCCGTTTCCGCCGCTGCCTTGGCCGCTGCCGCAGCGCTATTTGCCGTTTCCGCCTGCTGCTTTGCTGTTGCCGCGTTTGAAGCCGCACTGGCAGCGTTGGCCTCATGCTGGGCCGCTGCATCAGCGCTGGCCGCCGCCGATGCGGTCGAACCATATGTGTCGACAAGCTCGTCGATCAGTCCTTCGGCCGCAACGACTGCTGCGGATATGTCGCGAGTTCGAATGATCTGGCCATCGCTTCCCGTGATGGCGTCGACCACGTTTTCGGCGGGCTGACTACCGACATAAGTGCCCTCCGGCGCGCCTTCAGTCGCACGATCATCGGGCTTGTTTTCACCAACGATGACATTGCTGTCCCACTCGATGAACGCCGACGATGCATCGACATCATTGACGACCCAAGCGCTGTAAACGCCACTGTCCATGCGATATCGCAGCCGAACGTTGATGACCGCAGCAGGGACATTTGACGTAAAAGTGAAGGTGCCAGCGCTCGCGGCATGCCGCGCCGCCTGCTCGGTCCAAGACGAGGTTGTAGACGGCTTGGATTCAATCTGGACGCCACGAACGCGCCCCGAATTCTCCGCCGTCCAAGTGACGGTGATCTCGCTGACCGGATAGCCATCCGCGCCCTTTATAGTCTGGCTGGTGACCGCCATACCTTCCGGCGAAATGGTGGCAGATGGATCGTAACCCGGCGGCCGGATCGAAGCAGGAAGCGGCTTTTCCTCCCGATCCCACGCGTAAATCTCGCTGCTCTCTTCCCGCAGCACCATCTGAAAAAGCAGGTCATGATTTTCGGTCTGCTCGAGAACGCGGAATAGCTTCCGGTTCCAACCTTCCTGCGGCAGCGACAAGGTGACCAACGACCCCACGGTTGCGGCGAAAGCCAACGGCCCAAATGTCGCGCTGAAGACGCCGGGCGTCTTTGCCTCACGAAGGAGGAACTGCTTGGCGATGCGCTGGCAAGTTTCGGCCCGTGATACCAGACCGAGGTCAATGGTCATGGTGCGCGGGACGCCATCGTTCAGCGCATCGGTTTCGATCGCGCCCCAGTCTGATAGCTGATACTGGTTATTGGGATCGGAGAACCGGCCACGCGCAATATTGTAAGTCTCGCGCGCAGGCGGGACCGGTATCCATGAATATGGTGCGGGAGAACCGGGCGCTGCGACGAGGTGATCAGCGGTGAAATCGACAGTCGGACCGAGCGTGTCATCAAAACCGCCAATGATCGTGTATCGACCACCAACGTCAGTCAGCTTGCACGACCCCATCGCAGCGGTCAGCGCAAGAATGATCGTTTCGTGGCTATCGGCGGTCGAGAATGATCCGTCAGCGGTGTAGCGCTGGACGGTCGTGCCATCCTGAAGAGCAACACGTTCTTCGCAAAGATTAGCGTAATCGCGAAAGTTATCCCAGTCGATGCGGTCAGATGGGACGCCCATCCCCCACACCAACTTGCCGTTGATCCGATATCCGATCAGATACGTCGCGAGAGCAAGCGCCGGGTTGCGCCCTATCTCGACAGAGCCATCATAGAAGGACCATGTCGCCTGATTGGCGATGCGGTGCGCACCCGTGCCGCCATTGCTGCTATCACGGCGCGGATCATAAAGCGGGCAACCGTCGACGACGAACGTGGTCTTCGAAGGAAGGCCAGATTCCCATACATCGCCATCGAGTTTGAACGTGATCGCCGCATAGGCACAGCCCGTGAAAGTTGCGGTCGAGGTCCAATATTGCCCAGAACCAATGGCAGAACCGTTGGTGCTGGTGCCTTCCAGAACAGCACGGAATGACCGGACACCGGCGCGATATTTGCCGGTGATTGAACCGGCCCACGTCAGTTGCTCCTCGACATACCATGACCGCAGGGCATGGATGCGGTGGGATGCCAGCGCGACAATCTGGCTGTAACCATCCTTCTTCGTCGAAGGCAGGTCATGCTCTTCAAAGAAGCGGATATCGTTGCCCGCTGCCGTGCGACCAAAAATAATCTTACGCGGCGCAGTTGGATTGATGCTGCTATTGAGCCGTTCCGCCATCGATTGGGAAAGTGAAGGCGGCTTTACGAACAACGTGGTGGCAATCGCCATCGCCGCGCTGATCGCCAAACCGACACCTGCGGCAGCAACCGTGCCTGCCGTAATTGCCGCAATTCCGAGCGCGCCCGCAATCGGCGCTGCGAAAACAATGAGGGCAGCCGCGACCACGACCATCGCGGCAATTTTTACGACCTTGCTCATGCGGCCACCTCGGCGGCGGCCACAGCCTCAAACGGGACAGAAAAGGCGTATTTGCAATCTGCGGTGGGAAGCGCGGTCAGGCCCTGATGGCCAAATATTTCCCCGACAAACCAGCTAAAACGCCCCACGCAAACGCCGACCGTGGTCCGATCGAGCATGACGATGTCGCCGCGCTGCGCCTGCGCGACGGTTTTTGGATCACCCAGCCACGCGCGCACGGTTTTGAGAAGCGTTCCCGCACCGTGCTGACGCAGGGCCTCCATTGCCCCCTTTTCATCGGAATATGCGCCGCGCAGAGCGCCCGCCGGATCAACGCCGCACATGGCTTTGATGGCGCTGGAGGCGAACAGCGCGCAGTCATTCTGCCCCCACTTGAATGGTTCATCACGAAGGCGATCGATGAGGGTGCGCAGCCGATCTTCCCAATCGGCCGCGCGAGAGATGGTGGAAACTTCCATCCCATATTTAGCATCAGCGTATCTGGTCTATGACCGCCTGCGACTGCTGCATCGCCGGAAACAAGGCAGCCCAGCCAGTTGGTTTATAGACGGTTACATCACCGTTCGCGATAGCGACCGCGTGCTTCTGACTGGTATCATTCGGATCAAAACGCGGCTGATCGAGATATGTCGAATTGGTCGCTGTGCTGATCAGGCTGGCATGACCTTCGATAGTTAGCGTCAATGTGCGCATGGTGCCATCGGCTTGAATCTCCAGCTTATCCATTGCCCCCGATCGGACTCGGCGGAATATCCAAGCAGGTTCGGCCAATGGATCGCTTGGCTGAAGCATAATCGCGCGCCAGAATGTTGCCGGGCGCGCGCGCCATTCATCCGGGTAGGCGGATGCGATAGCGATCTCGTCCGATGGCGCAGATGGGATTGCCAAGCTAATCGTGAGAGCTTCCGACCCAGTGTAGGAAAAGCTGTTGTCGCCAATTTGAACGACGACGCCGTTGGCCAGCGGTTCGAACATATTGTTATCGAGCAGACTGTCGCCCGAACCTTTGACCAAAATCGGATGCGATCCAGTCCAGAGGAAAGCCGGGCCTGTCGAGAAATCGAAGCGCGCGAGAAGCGCAGTGCGGATACCGGCTGCTTCCAGCGCATCGAGAAACTGTTGATTGGAGCCGGGTCTCATTCCACCGCCTCCTTGGCGACGATGGTTCCGAAATCTGGAAGACGATCTGGGGTAAGCGTGTATCCGTTGCCCTCGCTTGCCGAGAGGCGGAAAAGTCCTTCCGGCGAGGTAAAATCAACGGCGGCACCGGCATTGAAGTTTGCTCGCAATGGCGTCGAAAATTCTACGATGCATCGACCGTTCGCGTCAGCTTGACTGGGTGCAGTGATAATCCGCAGCAGTTGAGTGCCAAGCTGGAAAAGCTGCCCAACCCGCAGCCCGGAAGCGGAATTTGCGGGCCATCCCGCCAGCCTGACCGCTGACGTATCTGCAAAAGCAGCCTGCGCAAGCGTTCGTCCAGCGAGCGCACTGGCACATGCTTGCCGTGGTGAATATCGGAACGTTCCAACTTGACCGCTAAGACTGTCCAACCATGCGGCGCACTTTTCGGCGTCAGCCGCAGTCATTCGTGGCCAAGTGAATTCAAGTTGCCATTGGCTGGCGGTATTAACGGTTTGCTGCTTGAGCGTATAGGGCGACGCCATCGCCGCCTGTCGAAACAATGGCGTAAGTCGTTCGGTAGCCGGTGCCTTTGGCGGCGGCGCAATCGGATAGGTTGGCATCCGATATTTAGCTGAAACCTTGACCTACATCGCGTTCATGCTATCGGCACGCCGATCCTGACCGGCGTTTGCAATCGGTTGGCCGGTCAGGATCGCCCACGTCTGACATTAGAACGGAGGTTGATAGGTCAGATGCATGAGACTGCTCTGGACTTCATAATATATGCGATCGTTCTCATTATACTTGCGCTTGCATTCAAGCGCCTCAAGCACATCGATTAAGCATATCACATAATTTTCAAATACTTATTACATGCCCGGACGTCGCAATTTCGTAAGTGTTGCTGATGTCGCCTGCTGCGTTATGAGCGGCATCGCATCCATAATAGCCTGACTGGCCATCAGCCGCACCCCCGCTGGATCGTTGCTGGTGATCGATCCAAAATTGATCGTCGGCCCGGATCGCCCGCCACCACGCACGCTTGCAAGAGCATGATTTGGGATCGTGTTAGCTGTATTGCCCACATTGACAATTTCCGGCCCACGCTCGCCAACCAAATAGGCACCTGCGCGGGTTAGGCCGCCATTGGCGCGCGCGCCGCTCATGAACGATGTAAAGCCGCCACCCATCACGATATCGCCACCACCGGTACCACCTGCGATCGATCCGGTGATCGAGCCAAGCAGCGATCCGAACAGGCTGCCGATTGGTGCCAAAATTGCCTGCTGAAGCGCGATATCCATGATCTTGTCGATGATCCGGTCACCCATCACATCGAAGGCATCGGCCAGCGACCCAGCGCCCTTCATCGCCTCTCGTAGTCCATCGTTGAGCGAACCCAGCCCATCAACGGCCGCACTTTCCATGCTCTCGCGGATTTCATCGCCCGTGCGCGGAATGCCGTCGAGATAGACGCCCAGCGGCCCCATCGTGTCACGCCTGATACCCGCTGCATCGTTGGCCTTGAGGCGATCCAGAACGCCAAGACGCGCCTGCGCAATCTGCTTTTCCGCATCGGTGCTGGTCTTGCTGGCAAGGATCGCGTCGAGCGCCAACCGCTCTTGCTGATACTGGAGATCGAGCAGGCGTAGACTGATTGCACGGCGATCGGCCTGTGACCGGGCCAGACCCGATTGCGATGACAACAGGTCCATATCATTGGACAGGCTGGACTGGCTAATCGCCAACTGCTGGCGCGCCACCTCCTCGTTTTCGCGCAGATTGACGAGGTCGTACTTCGCGAAAACGACCTTATCTTCGAGCGCCTTTAGCGCATCTGCCTGTGCCTGCGTGTATTTGCCATCGAGCGCATCCTGATCGATTGCCGCCTTGCGACGGTTGCTTTCGATAGCCAGCATCTCGCGCTCCAACGCAGACTGCTCAACGATATCACTGGTTAGCGCCTGCTTGGCCGTCAATAGGCTGACATTGGCTGCATCGATATCGCTGTCGTAAGCAAAAAGGGCCTGCCGCGCTTCCTTGGCGAGATCGGCGGCCGATTTACCACTGGACTTCTTGCCACCAGCGATGGGCGGAAGCGTGCCCGCGCTATCGCCCCCACCGGCCAGCAGTTTGGCCGCCGCCGCCTCTTCCTTGTCCAAGGCAGCAAGCCGCGCATCGATAGTCTTGATCCGCGCCTCATTCTTTTTCCATTGGGGCGATCCCTTCCCGATCGCGTCAATGTCGATGCCTACCGCCGCCAGAAGCGGATTTTTCCCATTGTTCTGGTCGATCAGACCGGCGCGCTCGCTGGTAAGGCGCTGCCGTTCGCCTCTGCTGTTATATCCGATCAGCGCCCCACCAATGCCGCCTGCAATAGCGCCCGCACCAGCACCGGGGAGACCACCCATCAGACCACCAGCGATGCCGCCGCCAAGAGCGCCCATAATCGCCATAGCCGCCGTTGGATTCTGGCCCCAAAACTGCGCCATTGCGCCCGCGATCTTGATGACCTGATCGGCTAGATTGCCAATGGCGTCGGCGTTCTGGATAATTGCGGATGCGAAACGGGCGTCCAACGTCATCTTTAGCGTGTCGAGCCTATCGTTGATCTGACCGGCATTTCGCAACAGGTCATCACCGAGCACGATGCCAAGATCGTCGGCCGCGTCGGCGAATTCGTCGAAGCCCTTCGCGCCTTCGCCCATCAGCGCGGTCAGCGTTCCGGCGCTTTTGCCAAAAACCTGCAACGCCGCTGCATTCCGCTGCGAAACGGTCGGCAGCTTGCTGATGCCGTCTATGGTTTCGCGCAGCGCGGTGTCGAAATTGCTGGAGGTGACGCCAAGGTCGCGGAACGTCTCCCCCATCGCCTTGCCGCCGCTCTGTGCGGTGCCGAGGTTCTTTGCGAATTTCTCCAGCGCACCATCCGCAGACGCGAAGTCACTTCCCGTCATCTGGGCGGCGTATCGGAGTTCCTGAATGGATTTGGTTGTCGCGCCGGTGCGGTCGGCAAGGTCAACGATATCATCGGCATAATCGAAGGCGGCTTTGGAAGCGGAGACGAAGGCGTCGACCGACATGACCGCGATCAGGCCGCCGACCGCCTTCTTTGCGCCATCCATCGCTGACGCTATCGCCTTGTTCGTCGCCTGCGATTGCGCGGCCGCCTGCCGCATTCCGGAAATGAACTGCGCCGCTTCCAGCGCCATGTTGACGGTAAGTGTGCCGAGGTCTGCCATCGACTATTTAGGCAGTGTCGGGGCTATCCTGACCGGTAAGCTTGGCGCTGAAAAACGCGTCAATCTTGTTTTCTAGCTCATCAGCCGTAGGCGCGGCACGGCGGCGCAACTCAGCGGTCCAGTTTGGATCGCGATCAAACCAATCCGGTTCGTTTTTGCCATCATAGGCGTTGAACAAGATGGACACGATATGGCGGGCACGATCATCCTCAACCGCGCAACCGAATGGCTCCACATTATAGAAGGCCATCCACTCGGTCAGTTCGTCATCGGATAGTGAGGCGGACAGTTCATCGACCGTCCGCCCCAAAGCCAGAGCAAGGCGAAAAAGGAACCGCCGCTCAGGATTTAGTCGGAATTTTTTTTTAGATCGGTGAAGCTGACCGGCTTGACCTCGTTGACCTGCTGGATCGCCAAGTGGATCGAAACCAGTGTGGCGTAGGACAGGTCACGAAAGCGGTCATGATCGCTGAGGTCGAAAAGCTGATCGCCATTGTCGTCGACGATAGAGTGGATGAAGTTGATGATCGCAGCGTCGAAGCGCTCGACCTTCTCGACGCCGGTTCGCTCATCGTCGGGCAGCGCCTGATCGCGCTCATACTCCTCGACCGCATCGGCATTGATCGTATCCGCATCGAGCAGTGCCATCCGCGACCGTAGGGTGTGCGCCCGCACATTGAGACGCACACCCCATTCCTCCACTTCAACTTCGCGAACCTTTGGCTTGGCCGCCGCAAAGATCGCTTCCTTGTTCAGCTTGGCCATCAGGGCGTGACCGTAACCTTGGTCACAAGACCGCTGATTTCCATGCCAACCGTGCCAGCCAGAACCGCGTCCACGCCGCCCGATTTTTCGAAGGTCAGAACAGCAGCACTGTAGGCGAAACCATTGTTGTTGCGCAGGACGATGCGGGCATCGATCAGTTCCCCTGACAAGCGGGCCTCTTCGAGAAACTGCTGACCCGGATCGCTTTCGATATAATTGAGCGAAATGGAAATCTGGCCTTCGTCAGGCAGACCGATCAGCTTTTCCTTCGCGTCGCTGTCGAGGTCGGAGACATCGACCACAGCGGCCGAACCGCCTCCCAGACCAGAGAAGTCCTTGAAGCCCTTTACCTGAATCCAGTTCTCTCCATCCTTTACTTCAAGCCGCGTCTTGCGCGCGAGCATTGCGCCATTAGCCATCTAATAAACTCCATAATGTGCGCAAATCTGCGCGTTACAGAGTATTTATTCAGGCAGGTATCAGCGCCGGTCAGATGGCAGCGAAGAACAGGAACTTCATCATGACGCGATACAAAGTATCTTCCGTTGTTTCGTCGATCATATCGGTTTCATTGATAAACGTGACAGAATGGACCTGTTCATCATCCCAAATTGCCAGATGATCGCGGATATCATGCGCCAATTCTTTTGCCGCTAAATATGACGGGTCATAGACATCGATCTGCATGACGACCCAGCCCATGTCACCAGCGCCGTCGAGGTCATCCTCCATCTGGGTAGACAAGCGATTATAGATGACAGCGGGCGTGTCATAATTGGTTGGCGCGCGGCCCGGATACATGTTGGCCGCAAGATCAGCCAGACGGGTGACGAGAGCGGTTTCCAACATCACACGCCCGCCTTCGTCAGGCGACGATCCAGAATGGCCCGGACGCGATCCACTGCATCCTCGCTCGCAAGCGCAAAGCCAGTGCGAAAAAATGGATTGGGCGCGTTATGGATCGAACCAAATTCGACCATGCTGGCGTGATACGCATCGCGGCTGACCGCGACCGCGTTGACGACCTTGCCTGCCTCTGCCTTGACCTTGCGAACCTTGATGTTGTTGACGATCTTGGTGTGCGCCTCCTGCACAACCGTGCCGTTTTTGCGCTTCCGGTTGCGTGTCGATCCTTCCGCATCAGGACCGATCGGCGCACCCTCCCTAATTTTTTTTTGAATCACGACTGCACCGGCCCGGTTCGCCGATTGCCCTACCTTGGTGGCGATATCGTTCGACAGCGACTGCATCCGCGCTTCCAGCGTCGCAAAGCCTGTGGTGGTGACGCTGATGGTCATGCGCTCACCCCTTCGACGGTCAGGACCATCGTGGCGCGGCGATCAGGCTCATCAATGGCGGTGATGGCGTAGGTCTGCCCATCGATCTGGACACGGTTGGCGGTCGACAGGCCGGTGCGATAGCGGATGAGATAGCGTCCGGCCGGGACCGTCTCTTTGCCAGCGCTACGGGCAACATCCGTAGTGCGCAGTTCCAGCCGTTGACCATAGGTTGAGGCGGTCACGGTCCATGTCGAACGTTGCTGACCAGCGGCATCCCGCGTGACGGTCTGGGTCATGATGTCGATGCGTCGATCCAGCGCGCCCGCGTCGATCTTCACAGGGCCACCCGGATAAAAGGGGCGCAT